ATCTGGATGGAAATCATTTTGAAGATCCCTGGCGGCACGCTAAACTTTTGAATGGCCTTTCCAAATCTCTCGGCTTGCGAAAAGATGAACCATTTGTTTTACATCATCATAAGGATTTGAACGACGTATATCCTGTTTGGGTTATCGTTGAGGTTTTGACCTTTGATCAGGTTTCTATGATGTACCGTAACCTGCTGCCGGAAGACCGTGCTGCCATTGCTCGTGAGTTCTATGGTATTTCTTCTCGTGAATACATTGAAAACTGGACTCATTGTGCTGTTGTTGCTCGCAACATCGCTGCACATGGTTCCCGCTTTTATCATCGACAGCGTGTTAATCCTCCCGCAAGAATGCCTAAATCCATCAATTCTTACGGCACAAAACCATTCGGATATGTATATGCTCTTTGGCATTTACTTCCCATTCCTGACCGCAGCGCATTTGTCAACGCCGTTCATGATTGCTTTATAGCACATCCCTCTGCTCAACTTTCTGAATTGGGTTTTCCTGATAATTGGCTTGATATTTTAACCGTCCATTGATTTTTGAGCGCCCACCCGGCGCTCCTTTTTTACAAACGCAAAGAACCCCTCAGCTGTTTCCAGCCAAGGGGTTCTCTGCTCTGCTGTCTGTCCAAAAGAAAAGTAGGAGTTTCTATCATGGAATGCCTTGCAAATCCCGTCGCGTCTCCGCTTTTCTATTGTAAATCCAATATGATCCTTCTGCAACCCAGAATTTTTTCAGAGGAGGTGTGTACACATGGCAAACAAAAAAGGTTCCGATGGCCGTTACCGCTACCGTGTCTGCATCGGCAAAGATGAAACCGGTAAGCCCAAATACAAAAGCTTTTATGGTTCCACCGCAAAGGCAGCGCGTGCTGCTGCCGAAGCTTACCGCGCAGCACTGGGCAAGGGAATGGATCCCGCCCAATCCAAAGCCACCCTTGCCACTCTGTACGATAACCTGATTGCTGCCAAAACAGCCAAAGGCATCGGGCAAAAGAGTCTCGACCGCTATGAAGACAATAAAAACCATTGGGGTCCGCTTCTGGATCAGCCTGCAGCAGACCTTCGCACTGCCGACTTTCAGCGGGTTCTTAACTCTCTGGCCCAGTGGCACAATGGCAAACCACCACTGTCCCACTTCACGCTGTCCAATCTGCGCAGCAGCGCCAAGGCTGCCTATGAACTCGCTATCCCAGAAGTGGTACAATACAATCCCATAGTTAAAACCACCTGCCCTGCCGGTGCTGATCCTGAGCACCGTGAGCCTATCACAGAGGAACAGCAGCAGTGGATCCGCGAAACGCCTCACCGCGCCCAGCGTGCTGCCATGCTACTGCTTTACTCAGGCCTCCGCCGCGGCGAAGCTACCGCCCTCACCTGGGCCGATGTCGATTTGAAAGAAGCCACGATCACCGTTCACAGCGGTTATAATTTCAAGGATAAAAAAATCAAGGATCCCAAAACAGAAGCCGGTGTCCGGGTCGTTAATATTCCAAAGATCCTTGTGGACTATCTCAAAACTCAGCAGGACGATTGCTTGTATGTACTGCATACTGTAAAGGGCCGCCGCATGACAGAGCAGGCATGGAAAACTCTGTGGAGCAGCTACATGGCCGATCTGAATGCAAAGTACGGCTATCACGGCGAAAAAAGCAAAAAGCGCCCAGGCGGCCTGCCCATGCGCATTGAACCCTTTACACCTCACCAGCTGCGGCACACCTTTTGTACCCTGATGTACTTTGCCGGGGTCGATGTTCTCACCGCCCGCGATCAAATGGGTCATAAGGATATCAGCGTCACCCTCGGCATCTACACTTCTCTTGACAAAAAATTCAAGAAGAAGAAGATCAATCGTCTGGACTCCTATCTCAAGAAACAGACCGGCTAATTTGTAGTGGCGCAAAAGTGGCGCGCGTTGTTTGTATTTTTATCGTATTTATGTGTTTTATTCTCAATTCCTTGCCCGCTCGTAATGAGCAGGTCGCCTGTTCGAATCAGGTCAGTAGCTCCAGAAATCCTACGAATTTACGTTTAAAATCGTAATTCCGTAGGATTTTTTTATTTAGTCTCGCAAGTTTTCGCAAAACCGCAGCATAAACCGCAACATCGCCCACAAAACAAGACAAAATAAAACGCCCCGCAACACCATTTCATAGGGCGTTATGCGCATTTTTATGCTTTCTTTTGGACAGGCTCCTTGAGTTCACAATGCAGGTTTGTCAATGATGTGTTTCTGTGATGTTTGGTGTAGCAATTTAACTGTACCACAGAACGACTCATTCGTCTTTTTCACTTTGTAACACATCTATTGTAATCCCATACAGTTTTTATGGATCAATCTATGAAATTTTATTGATAATCCTTCATGGGAGTGGTAAAATATTTTTATATCTCTGTCATTCTGTGCCCCTTCGCGGTAGAGGGAGAGCGCAAAACAGAAAAGACGCAAAAATTGCGGCATCCTTTCCGTGGGTGGGTTTTACAGCGCACACTCTTGCGGGCGGTGATGTATGATCAGTAAGCCAAAGCAGCCAGCCGCAAAACGATGGCTGCCCAAGAAGTGTGAGGAGAAGGATCGGATGAAAACAAAAACATTGCGCCGCCTATTTTCCATGCTTGCGGCACTGGTGATGGGGCTATCCCTGCTCACCGGATGCAGCGAAAAAAATGCGGAACGAACACAGGAGCAGGAAGACGCTCAGACTATTCAGGTGTATCTGTGGAGCACCAGCCTGTACGAAAACTATGCGCCCTATGTTCAGGCGCAGCTGCCGGACGTGAACATTGAATTCATCGTCGGCAACAACGATCTGGATTTTTACAAGTTTTTGCAGCAAAACGGCGGTCTGCCGGATATCATCACCTGCTGCCGGTTCTCGCTGCACGATGCGGCACCGTTGAAGGACAGCCTGATGAACCTTGCCATGACCAATGAGGCGGGCGCTGTGTACAACACCTACCTCAACAGCTTCAAAAACGAGGATGGCAGCGTGAACTGGCTGCCGGTCTGCGCGGATGCTCACGGCTTTGTGGTCAACCGCAGCCTTTTTGAGCAGTACGATATTCCCCTGCCCACCGATTACGCAAGCTTTGTAGCGGCCTGTCAGGCTTTTGAAAAGGTAGGCATCCGCGGCTTTACCTCCGATTATACCTACGACTACACCTGCATGGAAACCCTGCAGGGGCTTTCCGCTGCCGAGCTTACCACCACCGCGGGGCGCAAGTGGCGCACTACCTACAGCGACCCCGCCAGCACCGCGCGGGTGGGTCTGGACGACACCGTATGGCCGGGGGCGTTTGAGCGGATGGAGCAGTTCATTCAGGATACCCACCTTACAGCAGATGATCTTGCATTGAATTACGACGATGTGACCGGAATGTTCCGGAACGGAGAAGTTGCCATGTACTTTGGCAGCTCTGCCGGCGTGAAGATGTTTCAGGATGAGGGCATCGACACGATCTTTCTGCCCTTCTTCAGCCAGAACAGCGAACCGTGGATCATGACCACCCCCTATTTCCAAGTTGCCCTGAACCGGGATCTGGAGCAGGACACCGCGCGCCGCGAAAAAGCCATGAAGGTGCTGAACGTCATGCTCTCCGAACAGGCGCAGAACCGCATCGTCTCGGAGGGGCAGGACATACTGAGCTACAGCCAGAACGTTCCCCTGCGCCTGACCGAGTATCTGAAGGACGTCCGCAGCGTGGTGGAAGAAAACCACATGTATATCCGCATCGCCTCCAACGATTTCTTTGCCGTTTCCAAGGATGTGGTCTCCAAAATGATCGCAGGCGAGCTTACCGCTGAGCAGGCGTATCAGGCCTTCAATGCCCAGCTCCTTGCCGATGAGGAGCCTGCCGACAACGAGACCGTGCTGACCTCCGGGAAGGCCTATTCCAACGTATTCCACGCAAACGGCGGCAGCGCTGCCTTCTCCGTGATGGCAAACACGCTGCGCGGCGTGTATGGCACCGATGTGCTGCTTGCCACCGCAAACAGCTTTACCGGCAGTGTGCTGCAGGCGGATTATAACCAGAAAATGGCGGCTTCCATGATCATGCCGAACGGTCTGATGTCCCGCCAGCGCACCATGACCGGTGCGGAGCTGAAAGAGACCGTCCGCGCCTTTGTGGAAGGCTGCGAGGGCGGGTTTGTGCCCTTCAACCGTGGTTCTCTGCCAGTGGTCAGCGGCATTGCTGTGGAGGTAAAAGAGAATAACGGCAGCTATACCCTGACCGGCATCACCCGGAACGGGCAGCCGCTGGGAGATAACGACACCGTTACCGTGACCTGCCTTGCAACGGAAAAGCAGATGGAAGCGCTGCTTGCGAGCGATAGCGGCACGTCTGCGGGCGAAGATACGTGGGTAAAAAACACATGGCGTGATTATATCTCCGGCGGCGCAGCGCTTGCAGAGCCGGAAAACTACATGACACTGAGGTGAGCGGAATGGCAGACGAAAAGCACGAATCCAAACGCAGCTGCTATTCCCGGCACAAGTGGCTGCCTGCCGCCGCTGCCATCCTTCTTTTGGTCTTTCTGGCAGCCGGTTTCAGCTTCCGGTACATCTCGTTTATGTCGCAGACCATCTATCAGGAAAGCACCTCGCATCTGGAAGAGGTACTGTATAAATCCAATAGTATGCTGAAAGAGATGGTGCGCAAAAACCTGACCTATCTGCATCTGTGCAACGGCTTTCTGAAAAACACCTCGAATGAGGATGAAATTCAGGCCTATATCGAGGAAGCACAGCAGGCAGCCGGATTTGTTGACTTCTACTTTCTTTCCTATGACGGCAACTACACGACCGTGACCGGGGGAACCGGCTACCTTGGCCTGCAGACCAATCTGGACGAAAAGCTCTCCGATGGCGAGGATATCGTCGTGAATACGGCGCTGCCCGGCAAAGCCCCGATGCTTGCGTTCATCTGCCCCGAAACGCAGGGCAGCTACCGGGGCTTTGCCTACGATGCTGTTGCCATCACCTATTATAATGATGCTGTGCTGAGATTGCTGGACAGCTCTGCTTTTCAGGGCAATGCCAGCAACTATGTGATCTACCCGGATGGGCGGGTGGTGATTGACAATTCCGTAAACCGCAAGGAAATCATTTACAACTTCATTGCGATGCTGCGCGACCATTCCGACCTTTCCGAGGAACAGATTCTTGCCCTTTCGGATGATTTTGCGCAGGGCCGCAGCGGAAACCTGCGGGTCAAACTGGGCGACACCAGTTATTATCTGGTCTACGAGGATACCGCGGTCCAGAACTGGACGATGGTGGGGCTTGTGCCGGTCAGCATCGTCAATGCCAGTCTGGATAAGCTGTGGTTCCACACGGTGCAGATCGTGGCGAGCATCGCCTTTGGCCTTGCTGTGCTGATCATCCTGCTGATCCTGCGCAGAAGCCATACGACCCTGCGCCGGAAGGACACTGAGATCCTGTACCGGGACGAGCTGTTCCAAAAGCTTTCGCTGAACGTGGACGACGTTTTCCTGATGCTGGATGCAAAGACCTCCAAGGTGGATTATGTCAGCCCCAACGTCGAACGGCTGCTGGGCATCCCGTGGAAAGAAGTGCGGCAGGATGCCCGTGCTCTGGCAGCGCTGCACCCGAAGGATGACCCGGATCGCGACAAGAACTTTCTGGAAGGACTGCTCAGCGGGCAGCAACGCGAATGGGATTTCGAGTTTGAGCATCGGGAGATCAAAGAGCGGCGCTGGTTCCATAACATCGCCATGGGCAGCGAGGTAGAGGGCAGGACCAAGTATATTCTTGTCTTGTCCGACCGCACCGCCGACAGGCAGGTGAATCAGGCACTTTCGGATGCCGTTGCAGCGGCCGAGACTGCCAACCGCGCCAAAAGCACCTTCCTTTCCAATATGTCCCACGACATCCGCACCCCCATGAACGCCATCATCGGCTTTACCACGCTGGCACTCAGCAACATTGACGATAAAGACCGGGTGAAGGATTATCTTGCCAAGACCCTCGCTTCCAGCAATCATCTACTTTCCCTTATCAACGATGTGCTGGATATGAGCCGCATCGAAAGCGGAAAGATCCATCTGGAAGAAGTGGAAGTCAACCTTTCGGATGTGCTGCACGACCTGAAAACCATCGTCAGCGGGCAGATCTACGCAAAGCAGCTGGAGCTTTATATGGATGCCATGGATGTGACCGATGAGGACGTCTACTGCGATAAGACCCGGCTGAATCAGGTACTGCTGAACCTGCTGTCCAACGCCATCAAGTTCACCCCGGCGGGCGGCACGGTCTCGGTGCGGGTGCGGCAGCTTGCCGGAGCGGTGCGCGGCTGCGGGCAGTACGAGTTCCGCGTCAAGGACAACGGCATCGGCATGAGCCAAGAGTTCGCCAAAAAGATTTTTGAGCCGTTTGAGCGGGAGCGCACCTCCACGGTAAGCCGGATCCAGGGCACCGGCCTTGGCATGGCTATTACCAAAAACATCGTGGATATGATGGGCGGTACCATCGAGGTGCAGACGGCGCAGGGCAAGGGCAGCGAGTTTATCATTCGTGTGCCCATGCGTGCGCAGGCAGAGCACCGTCCGGTGGAAAAGATCACCGAACTGGAAGGCCTGAAGGCACTGGTGGTGGATGACGATTTCAACACCTGCGACAGCGTGACAAAGATGCTGGTCAAGGTGGGCATGCGTGCCGAGTGGACCCTTTCCGGCAAGGAAGCGGTGCTGCGTGCACGGCAGTCCATCGAAATGAGCGACGCCTACCACGCCTATATCATCGACTGGCGCTTGCCGGATATGAACGGCATCGAAGTCACCCGCCAGATCCGCAGCCTGAACGATGATACGCCCATCATCATCCTGACTGCCTACGACTGGTCCGACATTGAGGTGGAGGCAAAGGCTGCCGGTGTGACCGCCTTCTGCTCCAAGCCCATGTTCATGTCCGACCTGCGCGAGACCCTGATGAACGCCATCGGCCAGACACAGACGGATGAGGCGCAGGAGCTTCTGCCGAAAAAGAACACCAACTTCAAGGGCAGGCACATCCTGCTGGTAGAGGACAACGAGCTGAACCGTGAGATCGCGCAGGAG